GACTCAGGCGAGCTTGTATTCGAGGTCGGCAACGCTGATACCACTGATAAGTATCTTCGCTGGGATCCTGATCTTGCCGGCGGCACCTATGCTCAGGTCTTGCACCTTACCCTTACTGACGCTCAGCGTTCAACTATGGGTCTTGATGGAAGCAACCAGAACCCTGTGGCAATCAGCGGTACTTTGACAACCACCAATGGTGTTTCTCAGGTTCGTCGTTTGACTAAGGCTTCGGGTTCAATCCTTGAGCTTGTGTTTCACGGCACTGCTTCTTTCACCTCTCTAGCAGGTCAGAATGTGACGCTCGTTCACCCCTTGGTGGATGATTTCACTGGTACTGCTGCTGCTGGATCCAATCAGGCTCTCGGCGCAGTTGTCGGTACTGATGATTGGGGACTGGAAGCAAACGAGGGTATTGCCGAGATCGACATCAAAGTTGATTCCGTCAGTGTCACCGCTGTAACCAAGAAGCTCAAGGCTAAGTGGACGCCAGAGTTGGGACAGGATCTTAATGCCTATCACAACCTTGACGCCGAAGTCGAGCTTACCTCCATCCTCTCTGAGCAAATTGCTCTTGAGATTGACCGTGAGATCGTAGAAGATCTCGTTAAGGGCGCAACTGCCGGTACTTATTACTGGTCTCGCTCCCCCGGTCTGTTCGTGAAACGCTCCACTGGAGCGGAAATCGGCGCCTCTACTAAGGCTCCCGACTTCACGGGTACTGTCAGTGAATGGTATGAGACGTTGATCGAAACGATTAATGATATCTCAGCCCAGATCCATCGCAAGACTCTGCGTGGTGGTGCTAACTTCATCGTCGTTGGACCTGAAGTTGCCAACATCCTAGAGTTCACCAGTGGATTCCGAGCCAAGGTTTCCCATGAGGATTCCAAGGGCACAGTCGGTGCTGTTCAGTCAGGAAGTATTTCCAAGAAGTGGGATGTCTTTGTTGACCCGTACTTCCCACGGAATGTGGTTCTGGTTGGTCGCAAGGGCGGAAGCTTCTTAGAGAGCGGTTATGTATACGCTCCCTATGTGCCACTGCAAGTCACTCCCACCATCTTTGGTGTCGAGGACTTCGTGCCACGCAAGGGTGTCATGACACGCTACGCTAAGAAGATGGTGCGTCCTGATATGTACGGTCTGGTTATCGTTCGTGGTCTCCTAGGAGAGCCCGGCGGTGCTTGATAGAAATAGCTAAACCTCCAAAGTAATAAAGCCCCCACCTCTTTCATAGAGGTGGGGGTTTTTGCTTATGGTAAACTATTTATGAATAGCGGAGGATATAATGAATGAGCTATCCCAATTTAACACCAAAGAGCACTTCGAATAAAGTAATATTAACGTCTACCGGTTCGTCCGGAGATGTAATCTCAACGCTACCATATGGAATATATTCAGAATCAACTGATTTTGTTTCTGGCGCTGTTGACCAAGTTGCCCACACCTATAAGAAACTCGGCGGCGATGTTTTAGATATCGAATTGACAACGGGAAATGTGTACGCTTCTTATGAAGAAGCCGTACTGGAGTATTCCTATATAATCAATTCTCATCAGGCGAAGAATACTCTTTCTGATTATCTTGGCTCTATGACGGGCACGTTTGATCATGACGGCGTGCTTAAAGCAGGAGAACTTTCTTCTAGTTTGAGCGGCGCCGGCGGCATTTCGTTGAAATACCCGCGATTCGAGTTCGCATATGCTCGCCGCGTTGCTGATGGCATGGCTCAAGACGCCGGCGTCGGTGGTTCTACGAATGAATACTCATGCTCCTTTCGCACAGTTTCAAACCAGCAAGACTACGACTTGGATCAAGTCATTCAAGAAGCTTCTGATACGGGTCTCGGCGCCAATGATGAGGCTGTTAACTTTGCTGGTCTTGTAGGTAGCAAAAAACTACTGATTAAGAAGGTCTTCTATAGAACCCCGCATGCGATGTGGCGATTTTATGGCTACTACGGCGGTCTGAACACAGTTGGTAACTTGTCGAACTACGGACAATATTCTGATGACTCTACATTTGAGGTTATCCCAGCGTGGCAGAACAAAGCACAGTCCATGGCATTCGAGGATTCTATCTATACCAGAAACTCCCACTATTCATACGAGCTTAAAAACAATAAGCTTCGTATCTTTCCTAAGCCAGTCACTTCAAGCCCCAAATACTTCTGGGTGCAGTTTAGTATCCCAACCGAACCATGGGAAACAAGTGGCTCAGCAGATATCGGAATTGATGGGGTCAATAACCTTAATAATGTGCCTTTCCAAAATCTTCCTTACAATAGTATCAACTCTATCGGCAAGCAGTGGATCCGGAGGTTCTCTCTGGCGCTGTCAAAAGAGGTCTTGGGTCAGGTGAGAAGCAAATTCGCATCCATTCCTATTCCGGGCGAGTCCGTTACACTAAACGGAGATGCTTTGCTGTCGCAGGGCAAAGAAGAACAAGAAGCTTTGAGGGCAGAACTTAAAGAACTGTTAGATGAGTTGACATACAACAAGCTGATGGAAGGTGACGCTCAGAAGGTTGAACAAGTTAATAACATTCAGAAGAAGATCCCATTGTCGATCTTTGTGTTTTAGGAGTGATGTATGTCGGATCCTAAAGACAAGTGGAAGCAACCAGAAAATCCCCCTAGCCCTTTATTCACTGGGCAGAAGGAACGGGATCTAGTTAAACAGGTTAATGATGAGCTTATTGAGCGTGTTATTGGTCAGCAACTTTTATATTTTCCTTTGGACATAGAGCACACGAATTATCATGATTTGTATGGCGAGGCAATAGACAAAACATATTTGCCTCCCATCGCAGTCTCCGCACTTGTCGAGTGGGAAGGGATCGAGACCGCCTATTTAGAGAGCATGGGAATTGATAAGAAAACTTCTTTTGTTGCTCATTTTCATAAGAGAAGACTTACAGAAGATCAAGATCTATATGTGAGGGAAGGGGATATGGTAAGATACGGCGAACAGTTTTTTCAAATTGTAACAGTATCTGAGCCTTCTCGGATTTTCGGACAGATTGAGCACATGATGGAAGTGAGCGCAAAGTGCGTCAAGGTAAGAGAGGGAGTCTTCGATGGCGAGTAATCATCATACTGATTCTTTTGGTCTGGCAATGTCAGCACCCCTAAAAGATCTCGAATTTCAACCTTCGACGATTGAAACTATCGACCGTGCCATCTACCAATATTTTGAGAAGGAGTGCAATATACACACCAACTCTAGCAAGGGCTGGCGCAAGGTGCCTGTAATTTGGGTCGGCGCCGAGCGCGCCTTTCAAGTTAAAGAACGCAAAGAGATGCGTGATTCTGGTGGTATGCTGGTTCTGCCCATGATAGCCATCGATCGCGTCAGCATCACGAAAGATCCTGCACGCAAAGGCACCACACCAGCAAACCTCTTGAACAACAAAGATGAACAAGGCGGAGTGATCACTGTCGCCCGCCGGATCAAGCAGGATAAAACATCTTATAACAGAGCAGCCGCCCAGAGCAGAACATGGGCAGGCGATGAATACTCTGGCGATGGCGATAAGCCTTCAATGTCAGATCGATTTTCAATTTCGCGGCAAGATGGGAAGGTTGTATATGAAACGATCACCATGCCAATGCCCAGCCGCATTCTGGTAGAATACAAGGTATCGATTCAAACAGATTTTCAACAACAGATGAATGAGATTATTCAAGCAGTTCATGGCAAGCTTGGAAACCACAAAGCTTTTATGATCAAACACGAAGGGCACCGATACGAGTCTTTTATGGATGATTTCGCATTTAACAACAACTTGGCAACACTTGAAGAAGAAGATCGTGTTCTAAAGACAGAGATTAATATTAAAGTTGAGGGTTATTTAGTTGGCGGTGGACCAAACGATCCTAAGCCTAAGATCGCCCGTCGCGAAAACGCGGTCACGGTCGCGCTGCCACGCGAAAGTGTGATAATCGATGGGATACCTGTACCGGAGAAATTCACAAGAGTTTCTAGTAACGCTGCTTTGCGCAGCGTAAGAAGACTGCTAGCCTCTGCAGCTACCCGCGGTCAAGTAAAGATTTCTACAGACGGCGGCAGCAGCGCCGATGCATCTGAAGTAATCTTACACACAGACTATATAACACAGGAGACTGTGACCGGCGACCTTGATGGCGCCAACACAACCTTCTCTTTGGGGTATACTCCCCGAAGCGGCACTGTCACTTTGATCTTGAATGGTTTAGTTCTCGCCGAGGGCGCTGAAAATGATTATACAATTTCTGGGGATACTGTTACAATGAATGATGCACCCGAATCGGATGACCGATTGGTTGCTAGCTACGTTAAAACGTCATAAACAAAACAAGGAGTAGAATGATGTGGAAAAGACAATGGAATAAGCTGAAGACTGCCATGAGCACGCCTGAAGATTATATTGCGGAAGAAGAAGAAATAGAAGAAGAAGTGGTTCCCCCCGAACCCGAAGAACAAAAATATTGTAATGATCCGGTGATTGATATTTCAGATAAAGATCTGGAACCGATTATGGAAACAGTCGAACAACTCCGGCAGCTTAAGATGCTAGGTGGAGAGATCCTGATTAGGCAGGAGACTGAGCGCATGCAGATGATGCAGCACAATTCTCAGTTAAAAGCAAAAATGCAAGGGCAAATCGACGAACTGCGTACTACTTACGATGTCGAACCTACCGTTGATTATGCTTTGAATCTGCCATCGCAAGAGGGCGAAGTGGGCACTTTTGTGCGCCGCGATGAAGAGGGCTAGCCCCTCTTTTACAGATTCATCCAATGTGATCAGCTTTCATTGCAGACTATAATGGTGGTTTGACACCATAGTGGATACATGTATCTATTATGGTGCTTTTTCTTACTTATAGGAGGTAATAATAAATGGCACGTACATTAGTAAATGCGCATCAGTTAGCCCCGTTCTCGGGCTCATCAGCGACAGAGGTAGTATTCAATAAGGGTACTTACAGCGCTGGACTTTCGATGGACTCTGGTTCAATCACTGACCTTGCAGCATTATCATTTGACGGAGGCGGAAAGCTAGAATATAGCTCACACGTACTCCACATTTCAGGAGCGGTGAAGACTGCATCTGATCTTACAGTTGAAGGTAACCTTATTGTCAACGGCAGTACTGTTACAATTGATTCTGCAACCATTGCGGTTGAAGATTCAATGATCGAGATGGCGCGAAGCAATGACGCTAGCGACTCTCTCGATATCGGGTTTTATGGAATGACAGGTCACGCCTCGAACCCCGATGAATATCACGGTCTTTTCCGTGATGCATCCGATGGCAAGTTCCGTCTTTTCAAAGAACTTCAAGCCCAGCCAACTAGCACCGTTAACATCGGTGGTACAGGCTATGCTACTGCTGACCTTGTTGTGGGCGATCTCGCTTGCGATGCGGTTGAAATCGGAGACGGCGCCGACACCACTCTTGCTCGCGCAAGCGCTGGTGATCTTTCGGTCGAAGGTAACGTTATGTATCGCGCAGGCGGTACAGATGTACCTGTTACCGATGGTGGTACCGGAGCCTCGACCGCCTCTGGCGCACGCACCAACCTTGGTGTTGCAATCGGCTCTGACGTCATGGCATTTGATGCTACGATGCTTGTCGACGCTGATATCGGTGGTTCAGTTCTAC